TTCTCGTTCCGATCTTCTTCGACGAAGCCTTGCCGGGTGACACTTTCAACCTCAACATGACTGGCTTTGCCCGTCTTGCTACACCGCTCCATCCGTTCATGGATAACGTCTTCATGAACACGTTCTTCTTCGCCGTGCCTATCCGGCTGCTCTGGCAGAATTGGGAAAAATTCAACGGCGCACAGGAAAACCCCGAAGACTCCACGGACTATCTCGCGCCCGTAATTGAAGCACCACAGGACGGCTTCGACGCGTCTTCGATCTATGACTATTTCGGCATCCCCACAGGTGTCGGCAACTTCGAGTTTTCCGCCCTTCACTTTCGTGCTTATAACCTCATCTGGAATGAGTGGTTCCGCGACCAAAACCTCCAGGACTCCGTTACCGTCCCGAAGGGCGACGGGCCCGACCCTCACACGACCTATCAGCTTCTTCGGCGCGGCAAGCGCCACGACTATTTCACTTCCTGCCTGCCTTGGCCGCAGAAAGGCGAAAGCGTTGATATCCCTATTGGTCAGTTCGCGCCCGTCACCGGGTCTATTGACATTACTTCTTCGGACATTCCGCCTCTTTTCAACACAGTAGGCGGTGCCGGTACTCAAAACATCGGCGCTAATTGGCAGCGTCCAAGCGGCGTCTCACCGCAATCGCTTCAGCTTGCCGGGGGTACAGGCACACCCTCGCAAGTGAAATCCGTAGCCTTTGGTGAGGAAACTGGACTTATCGGCACCGCTGGAAGCGATCTTGTCGCCGACCTCTCCGAAGCAGCGGCAGCGACAATTAACCAGCTTCGGCAGGCTTTCCAGATTCAAAAACTATACGAACGCGACGCCCGTGGCGGCACTCGTTATACCGAAGTCGTTAAAGCACACTTCGGCGTCACTTCTCCTGATGCCCGCCTTCAGCGTCCCGAATACCTCGGCGGCGGCCAGTCCGCCGTCAACCTTCACACGGTTCCGCAAACGTCTAACACCACCGGCCAGCCGACCCCGCAAGGCAATCTCTCTGCCTACGGAACATCGACGCTTTCAGGCCACGGCTTCACAAAATCCTTCACGGAACACTGCGTTATCATCGGCCTCGCTTCGGTCCGTGCCGACCTCAACTATCAGCAGGGCCTTAATCGTATGTACTCCCGCCGCACACGGTGGGATTATTATTGGCCTGCACTCGCCCACATTGGCGAACAAGCCGTTCTAAACAAAGAGATCTTTACCCAGGGAACTTCGGCAGACGAAGAGGTCTTCGGCTACCAGGAACGCTTCGCGGAATATCGCTATAAGCCCTCCCTCATCACTGGCGAAATGCGCTCATCTTTCGCCCAGTCCCTGGACACCTGGCATCTTGCCCAGGACTTCGAAAGCCTCCCGGCTCTCAACGCAACCTTTATTGAGGATAACCCCCCGATTGAACGTGTAATCGCGGTTCCCTCGTCTCCTCACTTCATCTTTGACAGCTATTTCAAACTTCGCTGTGCTCGGCCTATGCCCGTTTACGGCGTACCCGGACAAATCGACCATTTTTGACCAGGCTTTCCCTGGTCAACTCACCCCAATAAAAACAAGGAGTTAGCATGGGTTTATTCGATGGATTAGGCTCTGGTGTACTCTCCGCTATGGGATCGGTCGCCTCTTCGCTTATTGGCGCTTCGTCCGTCCGCGACCAAATGGCCTTCCAGGAGCGTATGAGCAATACGGCTTATCAGCGGTCCATGAAGGATATGAAAGCAGCCGGCTTAAATCCTATCCTGGCCGGCCAGGTCGGCGGGGCTTCTACCCCGCAGGGCGCTTCTTTCACGCCCGACAATGCCATAGAGACTGGCCTTCACTCCGCCCGACAATCGGCGCTCAACAAAGCCGAGGTCGAGCAACTCAAGGCTCAAACCGATACGCAAAAAACGCTCTCGAATCTTCAGCAAGCCCAAGAACGGCTTGCCGAAACTCAATCCGTCGCTTCCGCTGCTCAAGCACAACGCGACGTTGCTAATACAAAATATCTCGACAACATGGCTGTTAAGGCGGGCTACGACGCCCTTGCAGCCAAAGAAAGCATCACTACTGCCAAAGCACAGGCAGCGCTCCAATCACTTGCCGCTCAGCGGTCGGCTCGCTTCGGCGAGGGCCGTGTGGCCCAGGAATTGGAAGGCGTGTTCCGTTCCCTGGGAACTTATTACAAATACGGCAAAAAATACGGCGAGAAACTTATCGACGATTACGACCTTCTCGACCGTGGCGAAGACTTCCGCCTTAAGGCGATTGACTGGTATCGCCAGAACACTCACGACAAATATCTGAGGAAATAAAATGACCTTTTACCGCAAGCATCCCCGGGTTATTCAACCTGTCGGCGGCCCTAGCCGCACAAAACAGTCATTCAAAGAAGAATGTGACGTGAACAACATTCTTCGGAAGTACGAAAAAACTGGACTAATTACTCACGTCGCGGCTTATAAAGGCCGCTATGAAGAACTTCCAGACCCCATCGAATACCAGGACGCTCTCCACGCGATCCGTGACGCGGAAGTGGCTTTCTCAAGCCTCCCTTCCAAGGTCCGCAGGTACTTCAACAATGATCCGGCCGCCTTCCTTGCAGCGACCTCCGAGGAGCTGATCGAACTCGGCCTTGCAACCGCGAGTACGCCGTCGCGCGAAGCGACGCCAAGCCAATCGGGCGGAACGCCCGAAACGCCACCCGGTCAGGCTTCAGCGTCCCCCGGGAGCGCCTGAACCGGGTCGGGGCTCGGTAGGGATACCCCTCTTTGCCGAGCCCCTTCTTACGGCCTCACAGCCCGTTAAAACGCCGAATTAGAGCCCCTTTTGGGGCTCTTTTTTTCGGCATTGACACAGCTTCTACTTGATGTAACTGTGTCAGGTGACACCTTAATGTCACCTCAAACTTATGGAGCATCTACATGGCCAAACGGCACAAAATGTCAGGCAAAAAGAGCAAGCGTCTCTTCTCGAAAACCGCCGCAGGCACAAACCCCCGGAATCTTTCTTCGGCACCTATGCGCGGTGGAATTCGGCTTTGACCTGCTACAAACCCATCAAAGCCTTCCGGTCTCCGCGCCTCACAGAGGCCGGAAAGCTTTCTATCTCTTTCACCCCAAAGTCAGGCTATGCCGATCTCCCTATCCAGCTGCCCTGCGGGCAATGCATCGGCTGCCGTCTCGAACGCTCTCGGCAATGGGCCACACGCTGCATGCACGAGGCCCAGCTACACGAGGACAATATGTTCCTCACTCTGACTTACGACGACGAGCATCTTCCACGCTCGATCTCCAAACGCGAAATGCAGCTTTTCATTAAGCGGCTTCGCAAATCTATTCCGGGCACTAAAATCAGCTACGTCTATTGCGGTGAATACGGCGACAAAACACAGCGGCCTCATTATCACGCTCTTATCTTCGGCTTCAGGTTCTCCGACTGCAAAATCCATTCAAAAACAAAAAACGGAGAATACCTGTACACATCCGAAAAACTTCAAAAACTCTGGCAAAAAGGCCACTGTCTTATCGGCTCGGTAACTTTCGAGTCCGCCGCCTACGTCGCCCGCTACTGCCTCAAAAAGATCACCGGCAAAAATGCTGACAAGGCGTATGAACGCCTTGACCCTGAAACAGGCGAAATCTACCAAATCACCCCGGAATTTTTTCAGCCTTCTCTCAAGCCCGCAGTCGGGCTTCGGTGGCTTGAAAAATACAAAGGCGATGTCTACCCGCACGACGAAGTTATCGTTCGCGGCCACAAAACTCGCCCGCCTCGTTATTACGACCTGAAACAATCAGAAGGAGACCTTCTTCCCATAAAAAAAGCCCGCCTCAAGCGGGCAAAAATCTATGTCGACAACACAACGCCCGAACGCCTCAAGGTTCGGGAAATGCTCCACAACGCGAGAGTTAATGAAAAACTCCCGCGCAAACTCTAAAAGGGGACGCAATCATGCGTACACTGATCTATTCCGTCTTTGACAAAAAAACTGGCGTATACGGCCAGCCCTTCTTTCTCAACCACGAAACTCATGCCATTCGCGCGGTCCAGCAGGCCGCAAATGACCTCACCACGTCTATCGGCCAGTATCCCGGCGACTACGCCCTCTACTGTCTCGGCAACTTCGATGATGCCTCTGGCGGCTTCGACGACTTGAACCCGCAGCACGTCATCGAAATCACTTCTCTCGTCTATAACCAGCCTCTTAATGACGGCCTCTTTTCGGAGGAAAACGAATGAGCAATCACACACGCATCCCTTCCGTTATGCCCGGACAGTCGCGCTTTGCCACTGTCCCGCAGGCACAGATCCCGCGCTCGTCCTTCGATCGCTCACACGGCTACAAGACCACGTTCAACGCTGGCCTTCTCGTTCCGATCTTCTTCGACGAAGCCTTGCCGGGTGACACTTTCAACCTCAACATGACTGGCTTTGCCCGTCTTGCTACACCGCTCCATCCGTTCATGGATAACGTCTTCATGAACAC